TCAGCCGATCCTAGATTATATAGTAAATTACCCATGATGGCAGACGCTGATCGACTAGTAAAAGAAGTTTCGGAACTGGCTAAACAACACAAGATGGATGTAAAATTCCTTAGTGCTATTCCTAGATATAACAATGTGCCCTGGGTTTTCTGGGACAAGATCAAGTGGATTGAATCACGTTGGCCAAAGATTCCTGTATGGTTCGGTCCTTACAGCGTAGATAAACAAGTGCATTATCAACCAGGTGATATACTCATCGATGATAGGATTAGCAATATCGAAGAATGGCGATCACGTGGCGGATCTGCGATCTTACATGAGGGAGATGTTATAGCTACTTTGTTTGAACTACGCAATCTAGTGAATAGTCCTACTAGATAGTGTGCCACCGTCTCTGTTGATAAAAAATTTAAAAATTTCTTCTACCCGATCACTGGCAGTGACATCTTTTTCTGGTAGGCTTATGCCTTTAAGTGAGCCGTCTTGGCTAACGACAAATACATAATCCTCTGGCGCAATATCACCCAACACATCATCATCTGCGTTTAAACTGAGGGCGTTTGAAGGCTCTTCTGTGATTTTTGCCATTGTCGTTCTCCTTAAAGTATTTTACGTTTTCGCGGATTTTCTTTAGCAGTAGTTTAGTTACGTCATGATCTTTGCCAAATGCCTTGTAGTATTGTTTTAGATCAGGACTATTAACTTGGCTAGCACTAGTAATATTTAACTTATATTTCATTAGATACTGTCTAGCGGCTATATTTTGAGCATAAGCATCTATCTCATCAGGATCACCCAGATATTCTTGATCACTACGTTTTTCAGGATCCTTGTGATCACTCTTATAGGTATTTCTGTGATAGCGATATCTGCGATGGCGGAACTGTCGCTGATGTTCGTATTCATGTATAAGTGTTTCAACTAGATCTATAGCCATCTTGTCTGCCATGTCAGCAGTAAATGTCATAGGTAGTGTTTTGGGATGATTGAGTATGAAATCAATGATAAATTGTTTTTTCTTCTGTTCATCTAGACCAGGATCGTATTCTGCACCTATGGTCCACTCATCTGGATCTAGTGCGCCACGGGCACCGGTATAGAGTTTTACACGCACAGGATGTTGATGTTTGTTTAGATGTTTGCTGAGCCGTTTAACGAAACTGCGAGGAGTGATGCGTTCTCCAACAAGTGTAGATAACCATTCACTGATGTGTTGATATTCTACTGTTGGATTAAGGTACATGTTATCCTCCTAGCAACTTTGCCCCGGCATTGGTAGCTAAACTGCTGTCAGTACCAGCATAAGCAGGTACGCCTTCAAAAGGATTTGTTTTTAGTGGCCCCATACCATTTGCTGCCAATAGATCATTGTTTTGACCTTCAGCTAGGCTGGCTTTGACTGCTTCACCATATTTAGTGCTGGTATTGGCCATATTACGTAGCATAGTGCCTATACTGCCCTCGCTGGCTTCCTTGCCATATGCGGGCAATTTTGTTGCGAAACTCATAACACCATTTAGTGTTTGTGTAGCTGGAGCAGTGACTGTGGTTATGTCGGCTTTAGTTAAAAACGTGCTAGTGGTAGCTAATTTTGTGTTTAGTGCAGAGATCTTATCATCAGTTACACCCTCTGCTAAGGCATCTAGTTCTGCGCAACCTGCTACCGGCCCTAAGAAATCTTGTGCTGTAGGAACAGTGCTAGATCCTATGAGATTCTGTATAGTAGATGAGTGCGATGACATTAGACTGTTAAGTGTTGGATGTGCGGCGTTTACTAACGGTGTAGGTACTTTCTGTATATTAGCAAAAAAACTTGGTGCTTTGCCTGCATCTACTATACGTCCAGCTCCCATGTCTTTAAATTTACTGCATAATGCATCTGAGCCTGCAAATCCTGCGACGTCAGCTGGATCAGCTGTTTTAGTGTAGTCACTGAGATCTTTTAGTCCCTGTAGACCTGTGCCTGTCTGTCCTTGTATCTGCTCTGATCCAAATGATCCACCTTGGCGACTGGTACCCTGTGTCGTAGGAAATCCTGTGGTAGTCGGTGCTCCAAATGTAGAAGAACCACCTGCAGGCACTGTGGTAGCTCTTGGAGCAGATGCTGTACTGCCTGTTAGGAAATCTGGACTCTTGTATAAACTACTGTCACTGCCAGTGTATGAAGGTAGTCCTTGGAATGGATTGTTTATTTCAAATTGTTCTGCGGTGGCATTTATGGCCGCAGGATCTTTGATATTTGTCAACACAGATGAAATCTTGTCTGCGTAAACGGGATTATGTATATCATTGAGATCTACACCAGCGTCAATAAGTTTTTGATTCACACCTGTGGCATTGGCTAATTTATTTTTAGTCAGTGCTTCAACCATTCCACTTGGTGTACCAAAGTGTTTGACATCTATACCGTTAAACATAGTACCTGTAGATGCCATAGCTTTGCCAGCACCTGGTAGACTACCCAAGACATTGGTAAGACCACGATCACCCATGCTTGACATATCAGTAATACCGCTACCAAAATCGCTGTATGAACTATTGCTTAAAAAGTTTGTGGTATTCAGTACATCATTGCTATTTTGTATGTGTGATTGTATCTTACCAACTATAATGCCGAATCCACCAGCATCATCTTTATTAAAAAGTTTGCTTTGGACTGTTGTAAGGCTATTAAGAGCTGCGTTGGCATTTACGTTAGCTGGATAGGTTCCACTGCTGGCCACTGTCTGGAGATTCGTCATGGCCTGTGTAACTTTAGGTGCCAGATCAATAGCCGCTCCTCCACCTTGTGCCATGCCTACCATGGCAGTTATTGTAGCAGGAGTCAGACTTGATTTAGGCATGCCGATAGCCACATACTGCCCATCAGCGGCTGTGGTCATCGATCTCGCGCTAGCAATTAGGTCTGCCATTAGTACTTCCTATGTAATTATACCACCTTTCGATACTGGTTGTATTCCAGTAGTGGTTTTTATATAATGATTCTGCACGTCCTGTATGGTTGGTGCATGCATCATCACGTGCTGTTTTTCTAATCGTATGCTTTTATTTAAGTCGCTGGTAAAAAGACTCTGTAACAATCCCAAGCCCTGTTGGCTAGGCATAACTGTGCAGGGTTTACTGACTATAAAAGCGTCATCACGATCTTCAATTATTTTTGCTACTATCTCGTCGCCATTTAGTATCTTAAATGTTACGATATCATCTTGCGTGTATTTGTCATTAGTTACTAACACTTAATGCTCCTATGCGTTCTTGAATTTGTTCAGCAGACAATTTTGCTAAACCTTGATATCCACCTTCTACAAATAGTGTTTCACCTAAGTAGATCTGTGGTGCTGTGCGATGTCCTTGGGCAATTAACCATTCGCGTGCTTCCGGATCTTCATCTATCTTGATTTCTTCAAAAGCAAATCCATTGGTCTTTAATAGATGTTTGGCTTTATCACAAAAAGGACAATAATTTTTACTGTATACTTTTAACATCTTATAACTCCGGTAATTCATCGTAGTCAACGTTTTCACCCATGACTCCGATCACATAATTAGTTGATTCATTTTCTTGCAAGGCTGTCTGTTTCTTGCTGGTGTCACTGTGTTTGTTAAACCATGGTATAGGTGTGGTCTTGGGTGCTGGCGATTGATATTTGATACCAATGTCTTTTAGTGCACCTACCGCGGTATAGTCTACAAACTCTTTAAGGATATTAGCATTAAGACCAATAACTGGACCCAACTTAAACAAATAATCTGCCCAGGCTTTTTCTTCACGTATAACATCTTCATACATGGCATAGACTTCCTCAGCACATTCTTCTTTAGCTCGGGCAAAACGTGGATCTTCTTTGACTACCTGATTGATCAACCAAGCCGTCCATTCTTTATGTAGAACTTCATCTTGTAAGATCAAGCTGATGATATTACCGTTGCCGATGAAGATCTTGTTTTCAACCATTGCTAATGATGTTGCGAATGAGACCATGAAGCGGAAAGCTTCTAGTCCGTAACTGGCGTTCAAGGCTAACCATATGGCTTTAATATGTTGTTTTTCATCTACTTTGTTTCCTAGCTCTACACTACAGTTAAGTTGATGTAGCGCATCATAGTAGTTACCTATGGTGGATGCCATACTAACTATCTCTTCTGTGTTGTGGATCGTATTAAACACATCCTTAGGCACGTTGTAGATATTACGTATGATATGGCTGTAGCTGCGACTGTGTATGTTAGTTTCAAAGAAACTCCAATTATACATCAGTGCTTCTAATTCTGGAATACTTACCACAGGAGTGAATACCTGTGCAGGACCTCGTCCTTGAAGGCTGTCCAAGGCAGTTTGACGCAGTAAGTTGCTGGTAAAGATATGTTTGACTGTAGGACTAGCATCTTTAAAATCATTTGAATCTTTGGTCAAACTTACTTCCTCCGGGATCCAAAAGAATCCACGAGCAGTCTGCTCTAATTTTACTAATTTATTATATTTGACTTCTTCAAAACGTTGGATAGTAACTGGACCCGCTGGGTCAAGGAACATCTTGCGATTGAGATAATCAGTGTCGTGTTTAAGATCGTATTGTAGTTTGCTCATTATAGTTTACATGCCTCACAGTCTTCTTCTTGTTGTTCTACAGTTTCTAGTTGTGCTTGTGTTTCTATCACTTCATCTAGTGATTTGCTACCTGCTTTATTGATAAGACTGTAATAGAAAGTCTTTATACCCCATGCGTGTGCCTGCATTAGATTTTTTGCGATCAGTGTGCTGGGCACTTTACGATCAGCGAAGTGTGCTGGATTATAAAATGTATTTGTACTGATGCTTTGATCTACGTAGGCAGCCAATACTGCGGCTGTTTTTAAATAGCCGATGCAGTCAGTTTGTTCCCACATGAGTTGATATTTATTCTTTAGTTTATTATATTCAGGAACTACCTGTATAAAACTTCCTGCTTTAGATTCTTTAACAGATATTAAGCTCATTGGCATTTCAATACCATTGGTTGATCCAATTACCACGCTTGAACTTTCTACTGGTGCAATGGCCATCAAGGTAGCATTACGCACACCATACGATCTCATGTCACTGCGTAGCTGTTCCCAATCTAGTTCACGTGTTGGAGTAAAGTCAGCAAGTTTATTAACTGCTTTCGCACGACGCTCCCAAGGAAACTTACCTTTACCATATCTAGTGTGTTGACTGTGTGTACAAGCACCACGTTCTTTTGCTAACTCAACTGTGGCTTCTGTTAAGAAAAACGCCTGATGTTCCATCCAAGTTTTAACATCCTGCAAGGCTTCAGTAGTGCCATATTCATATCCACGTTTGGCATGCCAGTAGGCTAGATTAGTAACACCAATACCTAGTGGTTGGATTTCATCGTTAGATAATTTAGATTGAATACTTAAAAAATCTTGGTAGTCAAGTATGTTGCATAAACTACGCTGTAAAATACGGCAAGCACGGCGCATGTCTTCTGGATTACGGAATGCTCCCCAGTTAATTGAGCCAAGTGTACATAATGCAATACGTCCTCGATCATCGTCTAAACGTTTAAACGGCTTAGTTGGTAATAGGATCTCACAGCATAAGTTACTTTGATATATCGTATGATATTCTGGATCAAAAGGTCCTTGATTCATAACATTGTCGATAAACACCAGATAGATACGACCAGTGTCAGTTCTCTCTTTTAATATTCCACTTTTAAAAACTTCTTCAGCACTTAAGACTTTTTTGCGTAGGCCTTTTTGTCTTTCGTATTTCTCATATAGTTCTTCAAATAATTTTGTGTCTTTATAAAATGCTTCATATAGGTCAGGTACTTCGTTAGGATCAAAGAATGTAATATTTTCTTTGTTCTTGAAACGACGCCAGAACATGGCATTTAATACCACACCATAATCCATGTGACGCACACGTGTCTCTTCTGTGCCTTGATTGTTCTTTAATACAATCAAGTCATCGAACTGATGATGCCATATGGGATAGAATACCGTAGCTGATGCGTTACGGATACCGCCTTGGCTACATGAACGCAAATCACCAAACCATTTCTTAAGGAAGGGGATCATGCCTGTGTGCATGATTTCCCCACCTCGTATAGGGCTACCCAATGGGCGCAAACGACCTATCTCTAATCCGATACCTGCACGCTTGCTGGCATACTTGGCCATCATCTCACCTGAAGCAAAAATACTGTCTAGGTCATCGTCTGATTTAATCAACACGCAGGAACTAAACTGCTTTGTGGGGGTACCTAGGCCAGCGAGCACTGGAGTGGCGAGCGTGAACAATCCGTCACTGGCGCAGGTATAGTAATCTCTAATATATTTTAAACGCTGTGTGGGATTTTCTTTATGAAACACTGTAGCAGCAGCTACCATGTAACGTACTTGTGGTGTTTCATAAATTTCTTTTGTAGCACGATTTTTAACTAGATATTTTTCAATTAGTTGTTCAATGGCTGCATAGCTATATTCTTCGTCCTTGGCATGATCGATAATGTCATCCATGCGATTCCACTCTTCTTCAGTGTACCACTCAAGAAGTTCTGATGTGTATAATCCTGTGGCTACGTTCTTTTTTACAATCTCATACAGGTGTGGCACTTGATAGTCACCGTAGATATCTTTACGTAACATACTCAAACGTTGTTTGCCTGCTACATATTGATAATTAGTATGACCTACTTCTGGTTCATGTTCCACGTCAATCAAATCTACGATTGCACGTAGGGTGATTTCATCAATTTCGCGTGTTGAGATACCATCGTAAAAGTGTGGTTGAGCTTTGATTTCTATCATGGATTGGCTGACATCAGCTACACCCTGACATACTTTAGCTACCTGTGCCTGCCATTTTGTAAGATCTAATGGTACGATCTGGCCACTGCGTTTTTTGACTTGAATGTTGCTCAATTTGATACCTCTTTTAGTATTTCTCTAATGCTAAATCTGTGCTTGAATATTGATAAAGCAGTTGTAATTGCTTTTCTTCTACTTGTTTTGTATTTACTATTTCATAAGGCCAGTAATTAAGAATA